TCAGAGTTTTTCGACGCAGCCTAGCGCCTTCAGTGCCTCGTCAATGACACCAACGATAGCGTTGTTCATATTATTAACAACGTCAGAATATTTGACTGCAACCTCAAGATATGAAGCGTACTCATCACGATGGACCTTGCCCAGCACGAAAAGGCCTTTCGGAACCAGAATCATGTGGCTGTATGCCCGCAGCACCGCCGCTGCTTCTTTTGGCCTAAGGAGCCCAACCTTTCCGATGAGGTTGTCATATACCGGCATGAACCGGTCGATCGGGATCAAAAGGCTTCCGTTGGTTTCTTCGCGTTGCTCGCCAGTCAAAGCCTGCGAATACATGTTCCGGTGAACTCGCAATTCTTCGCTAAAAGCGGTTCTGATGGTCTGGGCTTCCCGGCGGTCATGGAGTGAGCGACGAAACCACTCCAATAAGGTGTTTCCCAGCGTCCCCAGCGCGACGGCTCCCAACCCAACGATCAGCGGTTGGTAGATTTGCAAGGTAGTAGCAGCATCCATATGACCAAGATGTAGCGCCCGCCTAATGTCCGCAATGGGTGTTTTTATTAGTGAAGTGCGGGGCTTCGACAGGCTCAGCCCGAACGGATCTGATGTTGGTTCTATCCGTCCTGGATTTGGGGCTTTGGCGCTTCGGGCGCGATCCTTTGAAAGACATCGTCCTGCACCGCATCGGCGGGCGGGCCTTCGACGAGATTTTCGGTCGCGAGGCGGTGGCGGATGTCGTGCATGCGTTGGGTGTGGGCGGCGGGATCGAAGGCCGATTGGTCCGCATAATGATGCTGGATCAGGAAAAGATCGGGATCATGTGGCGATCGGTGCAGGGTGACAGCGGGGGCCATTATTCCGCCGGGCGCGGGGTCGAGCAGGCCCGGTTCGTGCAGCAGTTGCTCCACCGCCTCTCCCTTGCCGGGGGCGGCGCGGATGCGGATGAGCGTGGTGAATGGCTGGGCGGGGTGGCCGCCGATTTCGAGGCGGTCGACCTTGAGCGTGCCGATGTCGACGCGGCCGAGCCGGGCGCGGCCGATTTTGAGGCGGCCGATCGCCAGCGCGCCGATGGCCGCGGCGCCTAATGCCAATGCGCCGATCGCGATGGAGCCGATTGCCGAGGCACCGATGGCGGTCGCGCCGGTTGCCGCAGCTCCCGTTGCACGGGCGCCGATGGCGCGCGGGGCCGACGCGGGCGATGAGGGAGGCGGTTTTTTGGCCATGCCCGATCCTATCGTCGTTCGCAGCCCTAGGCCAGCGTTGACGGTTGCGGGACGAGCATAGGCGCGTTGCCGGGTGAGGCCAGTCGGTCTGGCCGGGATCATGATCTGAAGTCAGGAGCAGTCACATGAAATTTTTCGGTCGCAAGGCCGCGCAGGTGCCTGCGCGGCCATTTTTGTCGCGTGCGTGGCAGGGGGGCGGAGGCGCCGGGATTGGGCTGGGTGTCGGCCAGGGGATTGGCCAGTGGCCCAGTGCCTATGAGGCGCAGGTGCGGGCCGGGATGGCGGGCAATCCCGTTGCCCAGCGCGCGGTGCGGATGGTGGCGGAGGCGTGTGGCGGCGCGGCGCTGAAGGCGGTGGAGGTGCCCGATGGGCGGGATCGGCGGGGCGGGCATGATGGCGTTCCGCGTGATGGCGCCAGGAGCGAGGCTGCCGGAAACGCCGGCGGATCGGCTGCCGACCGGGCGCGGATGCTGGCGCTGGTGGGTGCGCGATCGGGTGGGCAGGGGTTGGTGGAGACGCTGGCCGTCCACCTGCTGCTGCACGGCAATGGCTATGTGCAGATCCTGCCCGATGGCGAGGGGCGGCCGGCGGAGCTGTTCGCGCTGCGGCCCGAGCGGGTGTCGGTGGAGGCGGATGCGCGCGGGTGGCCGATGGCCTATGCCTACCGGGTGGGCGAGCATGTGACCCGCCTGCCGAGCGAGGATGCGGCGGGGCGCACGGCGATCATCCACATCCGCACCGCCAATCCGCTGGACGACCATTATGGCCTTGGCTGCGCGGGCGTGGCGGCGGGCGCGGTGGCGATCCACAATGCCGCGACGGTGTGGAACAAGGCGCTGCTGGACAATGCGGCGCGGCCTTCGGGCGCGCTGGTCTATGATCCGGGCGGTGAGGGCGCGGCGCTCTCGCCCGATCAATATGCGCGGTTGAAGGAAGAGATGGCGGCGGCCTTCCAGGGCGCGGACAATGCCGGGCGGCCGATGCTGCTGGAAGGCGGGCTCAAATGGCAGGCGCTCAGCCTGACGCCGGCCGACATGGACTTTGTGGGGCTGAAGGCGGCGGCGGCGCGGGAGATCGCGCTGGCTTTCGGCGTGCCGCCGATGCTGATGGGGCTGCCGGGCGACAATAGCTACGCCAATTATCGCGAGGCCAACCGGGCGCTGTGGCGGCAGAGCGTGCTGCCGCTGGCGGAGCGGATCCTGGGTGGGATCGCGCAGGGGCTGAGCGACTGGTTGCCGGGCGTTGCGCTGTGCGTGGACCGGGAGGCGGTGCCGGAACTGGCCGAGGAACGGCTGGCGCTGTGGGAGCGGGTGAGCGCGGCGGATTTCCTGAGCGGGGACGAGAAACGGGCTCTGCTGGGGCTGGGGCTGGGGCTGGGGCCGCAGGCGGGTGCGGCGGATGACGGGAGGATGGCATGAGCGCGATGGGCGATGGCGAGATGCTGGCGCGGCTGGTGGCGCAGGCGGAGGGTGACGGCGCGGACCTGGTGATGATCCGCGCGCTGGTGGAGGAGGCGAGCGAGGCCGGCGCGGGCAGGGCGCTGGAGCGGGTGGGGCTTTCGGACCGGGGCGCGGCGGGCGACGTGCAGGAGCTGCGCGAGCTGCTGCGGGCATGGCGCGACGCGAAGAAGAGCGCGCGGGCGGCGGCGATCGGCTGGCTGGTGCGCGGGGGGCTGGCGCTGCTGCTGATCGGCATGGCGGTGAAGCTGGGGCTGTTCGACCTGGTGCGCGGATGAGCGGCCTGGGTGTGGAGGAGGGCGGCCTGGTGGTGACGGACGATGGCGTGGCGGGCGATGGTGTGGCGCGTGGCGGCGGCGTGCGCTTCGCGGGCTATGCGGCGATCTTCGACCGGGTGGACCGGGGCGGCGACGTGGTGCGCCGGGGCGCCTTTGCGGGGGTGGCGGGCGCGGACGGGCGGCGGCGCGTGCCTTTGCTGTGGCAGCACCGGCCCGAGGCGCCGATCGGCATGATCGAGCGGATGGCGGAGGATGCGCGGGGGTTAAGGGTGGTCGGGCGGATCTCCGGCCGGACGGCGGCGGGGCGCGACGCGATCGCGGCGCTGCAGGCGCGGCGGCTGGACGGCCTCTCCTTCGGCTACCGCGTGCGCGAGGCGCGGGGTACGGGGCCGCGGGAACTGGTGGCGCTGGATTTGCTGGAGGTGAGTTTGGTGAGCGCGCCGATGCAGCCTTTGGCGCGGGTGGAGGTGATGGAGAGCAGCAACTTGATCGGAGATTGATAGCGTATAATCACAGAATAAAGGGGAGAGCTATGATCTATGGCGGTTATAATTTCCTTGAAGGCAAAGCTGTGTCTTTGTGCATGAGAGATGTTTTTCCATAAGTTTTCGCACATGCAGAATGTCTTTGCAGGGCGTGCCTGCGTCGAAATCGAGGGCAACATATATTGCGATTGGAAATTTTGAATGATTTTTCAAATATCCTTCGATCTCGCTATAATCTGTTGTTCGATCATGTATTTCTATTTTGTGATCAATTATTCGTATTTGAGTCACATAGGGCGGCTCGATGCCCATAGGCTGTCTGTTCCAAAAGGCCCTGTCATTTGCGTGAAAAAAACCTGCAGGGAGCTGACTACACTCGCGCCCCTCCTCATTGTTGGGCGGGTGTTTTTGGCTAGAACATGAAGTGAAAGCCAAAAAAGCCATCAGGTAGAAGATCCGCATGCGACACGCATAACAATTCAGGTAACGGGATCAAGAAAAGGTCAAAAGCCATCCGGGAAGGATGTTGTTTTGGCCATTTGCTGCCGACATCTAAACCCCCATCCATTCCAGCCCGTTCGGCAGTGCGTCGGCGCTGTAGTCGATCTGGAGGACGCGGCGGCGGGCGGGGTGGCTGGCGGCGTCCGAGGCGTGGAGGATGGGCGTGGCATAGGCCCAGATGTCGCCGGCGGCGGCGAGGCAGGCGTGGGTGCCGCATCGGGTGACGAGGTCGGCGATGTCCGCTTCTGCGACCCGGCCCTTGTTGTGAGAACCGGGCGCGATGAGCAGCGGGGCGTTGTCCATGCTCACTGGATCGAGATGGACGCGCAGCGTGACCATGCGGTCGAGCAGGGATTGCGGCGGGGCGACATGGGGAATGCCGTCCTTGATCGTCCATGGGCCGAAGCCCGGTGCATCGACGCGGTCGGTGACGGCGATGGTGCGATCCTGATGCCAGGCGAGCGACCAGTTGTTGTGCATGGATTTGTCGAACAGCAGGCAGCGGACGGGCTGCGCGGCGGCGCCCAGATGGGCGGCGGCGTGGCGCCCGATGACGCCGCTGCTCTCGAGCGCCGGACGTAAAGCGGGGTAGCGGGCGATGCGGACGCCGGGCTTGCTGGTGTCGACCGGGATGAGGGCGGCGAGAAGCTGGGCAATGGCGTGGCTGTCTAGCGCGGCGGGGATGTGCCGGGCGCCATCTGTGGTGAGTGTAAGCGGGGGCATGGAAGGAAGATCTGGAAGAGCTGCCGGCATCCCTCGCCCTTTAGAGACAATCGCCAGTGGTGCAAATGGAGAGCAGCGCGATCATGGGCATGGCAAAGGCAAGGCCGACCGCGTAAATGCCGAAGCAGATCAACTGCCAGCCTATTGGCCATGTGTTGACGGGTTTGCCGATGAAATAGGCGCCAGACAGGCCGGTGATGAAGGATAGCGCCAATGTGGCGTAATTGGTGGTCAGGCCATTTGAGAATGGGCGGATACCATGGGCAAAGCCGAGCCATATCAGCCATGGCCCGATAAGGATCATCGCCCAACCTAATAGATTTCGCATTTGCTGATATTACTCGCCATCCGGAGGCTCGGCGACGAACCCGACCTTTTTGAAACCTGCGCGTTGTGCGGTGAAGATGGTCTGCCCGATGCATCTGTATGGAGTTTCGATGCCACCTAATATGGAGGCATGGCGTCCATTTTCTGCAAGCGGCTTCAGGAAGGTGATTAAGGCTTCACCCTGCTGAGGAAGCAGGAATGAATGATCTGCTACATTGACGCGGCACGTTTCTGGAGCCTCGAACAGAACGGTCAAATGGAGCGCTTCGTTTTTGTTCTGGCGACTTGCGGCGCGCAGGCTTGCAGCACATGTCAGGACGATACCGGCACAGCAGATAGCGATGACAAGTGTTTTTCGGGAGATCATTAGAAGAGGTTATTTGAAAGCGATGGCGCGATCAATGGCTCCAGCTTGCCGGGTTGTGTCCGCACGGGGCGGATCAGAGCGGCAAAGGCGATAGCACTTTAACACTGTTTCGAATTTTTCCGGGCGGCCCCTTTCGGGCCGCCTTTTTTCGTGTGGGAGAATGGCATGATCGAAGTGAAGGCGGATGGGCTGGAGGAGCGGTTTGACGCGATCCTGCAGGCGGAGCGGATGGCGGCGCTGGAGGCAGACCTGGGGGCGCTGAAAGGCCAGGTGGAAGAGGCGCGGCGCGCGGTGTTGCGGCCGGCGCTCGATGGGGTGAAGGGAGTAGGGAGCGATCCGGCGCGGGTGGCTTTTGTCGATCGCTACCTGCGGCAGGGGCTGGAAGCGGGGGTGGAGCTGAAGAGCTTTGCCGGCGCGACGGGCGCTGGGGGGGGCTATGCGGTGCCGCGCGAGATCGACCAGATGATCGACGCGACGCTCAAGGGCGCATCGCCGATCCGCGCGATCGCCAATGTGGTGAAGACGGGGAGCGCGGGCTATCGCAAGCTGGTGACGAGCGGGGGCATCGTTTCCGGCTGGGCGAGCGAGACGGGCGCGCGGGCGGAGACGGGAACGCCGAGCTTCAACGAGATCGCGCCGCCATCGGGCGAGCTGTTCGCCAATCCGGCGGCGAGCCAGGCGATGCTGGACGATGCGCAGTTCGATGTCGAAGGCTGGCTGGCGGGCGAGATCGCGCGCGAGTTCGCCGTGGCGGAGGGGACGGCCTTCGTCAGCGGCAACGGGACGAACAAGCCCAAGGGCTTCCTGACCTATGCGACGAGCGCGGAGGCGGACACGGCGCGGGCGTTCGGCACGTTGCAATATGTGGCGTCGGGCGCGGCGGGCGGCTTTGCGGCATCGAACCCGCAGGACCGACTGATCGACCTCGTCCAGTCGCTGAAGGCGCCGTATCGGCAGGGGGCGGCGTTCGTGATGAACGCCGCGACGCTGGCGCGCATCCGGAAGTTCAAGACCAGCGATGGCGCGTTCCTGTGGCAGGCGTCGCTGGCGGCGGGGCAGCCCGACACGCTGCTCGGCTATCCGGTGGTGGAAGCGGAGGCGATGCCGGACGTGGCGGCGGACAGCCTGTCCATCGCCTTCGGCAATTTCGCCGCCGGCTATGTGATCGCCGAACGCAGCGAGACGAGCATCCTGCGCGATCCCTTCAGCAACAAGCCGTTCGTGCATTTCTATGCGGTGAAGCGCGTGGGCGGCGCGGTGGCGAATAGCGAGGCCATCAAGCTGATGCGCTTCTCGGCCAGTTGATGAAGGGGGATGACGTTCGTTCCACCAAAAGGACCGCCATTTCGGCATCCATCTCGCCTTCGGGTGGCTCGGGATGTGGGGAGGAATGGACCCTGAAACGAGTTCAGGGTGACGGCCCTTGAGGGGCGAACGTCATTCCACATGACGAACGACACAAAAGGGTCGGGTGGCACGCGGAGCCGCCCGGCCCTTTTTGCATGACATTCAGGACGAGCGGGAGCGGCGGATGGTGGTGGGAGAGCAGGAGCCGGGGGCGCAGGCCGTGCCGCTGGCGGCGGTGAAGGCCTATTTGCGGATCGGGACGTGCGATGATGATGCGCTGCTGGACGGGCTGATCCGGGGCGCGGCGGCGCTGTGCGAGCAGTTTCTGGGGCAGTGGCTGATCATCCGGGAGGCGCGGGAGACTGTTGCCAGCGGCGGCGAGTGGCGGCGGCTGGAGGCGCGGCCGGTGCGGGCGATCCTCTCCGTGGTCGGGGTCGACGCGGCGGGGGCCGAGGTGGCGCTGCCGGTGGAGAGCCATGCGGTGGATATCGATGCCTCCGGCGATGGCTGGGTGCGGGTGAGCGCCGTGCCTTCGGGCGTGACGCGGGTGGTGGTGCGCTATCTGGCGGGGATCGGGGAGACGGGGGCGGACCTGCCCGAGGCGCTGCGGCAGGGGGTGATCCGGCTGGCGGCGGAGCAATATCTGCGGCGGGGAGATGGGGCGGTCGAGCAGCCGCCGGCGGTGGTGACGGCGCTGTGGCGGCCGTGGCGTCGGATGCGGTTGGCATGAGCGGGGGCGTCATGATGGCGGGGATCGAGGCGCGTGGGCGCGCGGCTGCTGAAGCGCGGGCGGCGGCGCGGCGGCGGGCGATGGCGGCGGCGGTCGCGGCACAAGTGCCGGGGGTGAACGCGCGGGTGGAGGGGGAGGCGGTGATCCTCTCCGGCGCGGGGCTGATGGCGCGGTGGGCGGGTGATCCATGGCTGCGCAATCCGGCACTGTGGGGGCAGGAGGACGGGGTGCAGGAGGACAGGACATGAGCGCGGAGATGGCGGTGCGGGGCGCGGTGCTGGATGCGTTGCGTGGGCATGGGGCGCTGATGGCGGTGCTGAACGGCGTGCATGACGGCGCGCCGGTGCAGGCGAGCGCGCCCTATGCGGTGGTCGGCGAGGCGATCGGCGCGGAATGGGGGACGAAGGATGTCGCGGGCTGGGAGGTGCGCGTCGGCCTGTCGCTGCTGGACCGGGCCGAGGGCAGCGGGCGGCTGGGCGAGATGATGGCGCTGGCCGACGCGGCGGTGCGGGGCATTGGCGGCGTCGCGGGCTGGGAGGTGGGGAGCATCGTCTTCCTGCGATCCCGCACGGTGCGGCGCAGCGCGGCGGAGCGTGATGGCGGCGGGTGGAGCGCGACCATGGACTATCGGCTGCGGATGCTGCGCGGGGGCTGAGGCGGGTTGCGGGGGCGGCTTGCTGCGCCGGCATGATTTTATCTTTTTCGAGGAGATTGAGCGATGGGAATCGAGAAGGGCAGCGCGTTCCTGCTGAAGGTGGGGGATGGCGGCACGCCCGCGGCCTATGAAACCGTGGCGGGGATGCGCACGACGCAGATGTCGGTGGGCGGCGAGGCCGTGAACGTGACGAGCAAGGACAGCGGCGGATGGCGCGAATTGCTGTCCGGGGCGGGTATCCGTTCCGTCAGCGTGTCGGCGGCGGGGCTGTTTACGGGCTCTGCGGCGGAGCTGCGGGTGCGTGGCCATGCGCTGGCGGGGACCATCGCGGACTATGAGCTGAGCTTCGAGAGCGGGGAGCGGATGCGCGGGCGCTTTCTGGTGACGCGGCTGGACTATGCCGGGGATCATAATGGCGAGCGCGGCTACACGATGAACCTGGAAAGCTCCGGGCCGGTGGTGAGCCTGTGAGCGGGGCGAATGCTGCGCGCGGGGAGGCGGCGCTGATGGTGGCGGGCGAGGCGCTGTGCCTGCGGCCGAGCTTTGCCGCGCTGGTGGCGGCGGAGGGCGAGCTGGGATCGCTGTTCGCGCTGGTGGAGCGGGCTTCGGCGGGCGGGCTGACCTTGGCGGAGATGGTGGGGCTGTTCTGGCACTGCCTGAGCGATCCGCCCGAGGGGCTGACGCGGGAGGGCTTTGGCGAGGCGGTGCTGCGCGCGGGACTGGCGGCGGCGACGCCGGCGCTGGGGGCGATCCTGCGGCAGATCCTGGCGGGGCGGTGAGGATGGCGGCGGAGCGCTTTGCGCAGGCGGCGGCGCGGCTGGCGGGCATGGCGGCCTGGCTGCTGGGGTGGCGGCCGGGCGATTTCTGGGCGGCGACGCCCGATGAGCTGGCGGGGATATGGGCGGTGGCGCGGGGCGAGCAGGCGGACGGCGTGCCGCCTGATCCCGGCGAGATCGCCCGGCTGAAGGAGATGTTTCCCGATGGATGAGGATATCGAAAATCTGGTGGTGCGGGTGCGCGCCGATACGCAGGCCTTTGCGCGCGACGTGGCGGTGATGCGCGATGGGCTGGAAGGGCCCTTGGCGGCGGGGGCGGACAGGGCCGGCCGGGCGATCGAGACCGGGCTGCTGCGCGCGGTGCGGACGGGGCGCTTCGGCTTCGAGGATCTGCGGCGGATGGCGCTGGGCGTGCTGGACGAGATTGCGGCTGCGGCGGTGCGATCGGGGATCGGGTCGCTGGGCGGATCGGGTGGTGGCGGATTGCTGGGGCTGGGCGCGGGGCTGCTGGGCGCGGCGCTGGGCCTGCCGGGGCGGGCGACCGGCGGGCAGGTGGCGCCGGGGCGGGCCTATCTGGTCGGTGAGCGTGGCCCCGAACTGTTCGTGCCGACGAGCAGCGGGCGGGTGGAGACCGGGCCAGGTGGTGGCGGCTCGCGGGACGTGCGGGTGAACATCACCGTCAATGCGTCGGGCGGGGACGGCCCGCAGGCGCTGGCACGCAGTGCGCGGCAGGTGGCGCGGGCGGTGCGCGGCGCGATCTCGCAATAAACACGCGCCATAAACAGGAGCAGGATGGATGGGATATTGGCTTGCCGGACAACGGCAGGGGCAGGAGGAGGGCGTGATCAAGCGCTTCTCGCCGCCCTTCTGGACCGTCAACTTCCCCCGGCCGATGATGGCGGCGGTGACGACGAGCGCGCCGGACGCGCTGCGGGTGGACCTGTCCTTCTGCGGATCAGGGGATCTGGCGGGTCTGATCTGGGAGGCGGAGGACCGGATCGACCATGCGCTGATCGGCTATGACAGCGACCGGGACTTTCGCGCCTGCACCCTGCGCTTTCGTTGGCGGAGCGGGGGCGTGATGCCGCTGGATGCGGTGCATGGGCCGACGCTGACGATCGAGGGACGCGACGAGGCTGGCGTACCGGGCAGCTGGTATGTGCGGCTGTGGAACTATGCCGATGGCGATGTCGACGACGCCGAGGTGGTGCTGGATTTCTCGGCGCTGTCGGGCGGCTTCACGTTGGGCGAGGGGCAGCCTGTCTGGGCGGGCGATGTAGACCGGATGTTCATATCGCTGGTGGCGCCGGGATATGATGCGGGCGACGCGGCCTTTGCCGTGCCGGTCGAGGGCTGGGTGGAACTGACCGGCATCGCCTGTAACGGGGCGGGATCGGTGATCGGCATTGGCGAGGCGATGGTGCCCGAACATGGGCTGTCGATAGCGACGGGCTATGACGATTGTTTCAACCAGACGCCGGAACGGGTGCTGCGGGCGATCATGGCGCTCGGCTATCGCGGGGCGATCAACCATTATGTCGGCATGAGCCATTATTTCCGGCTGGAATGGTCGGATGGGGCGTGGCTGGTGGCGCGCGAGGGCGCCGCGCTGAACGGGCCGTGCGCGGCGTGGCACCGGGATTTCGCGGCGCGGGCGGCGGCGTTGGGCTTCGATGTCATCTGGTCGCTGTCCTATGAGCTGTTCGACGCGCATTGCCCGGCGGCATGGAAGCAGCGGGCGGAGAATGGCGACCCGGCGTTGACCGGATGGAGCCCGCCATCGACGCTGCTGTCGCCGGCGCATGGCGGGGCGATGGCATGGCTGCAGGCGGTGGCGCGCGCTTTCGTGGCGATCGGCGTGGCGGCGGGGCTGGCACCGCGCTTTCAGGTGGGGGAGCCATGGTGGTGGATCATGCCCGATGGGCGCATCTGTCTGTATGACGATGCGGCGCGCGGTGCGTGGGGCGATGGGGGCGTGGCGATAGCGGACATGCGCGGGGCGCTGGACGCCGGGCAGAGGGCGCTGCTCGACCGGGCGGGGGCCGTGCTGGCGGCTTCGACGGCGGCGCTGTGCGCGGCGGTGAAGGGGGAGGCGCCGGGGACCGTAACGCATCTGCTCGCCTATCTGCCGACGATCCTCGACCCCGACATGCCGGAGGCGAAGCGGGCGAACCTGCCGGTCGGTTGGGCGGCGCCCGCCTTCGATGTGCTGCAGCTGGAGGATTATGACTGGGTGACGCAGGGGCGCATGGCGCTGACCCGAGTGGGCGTGGCGGCGGCGACGGCGCGGCTGGGTTATCCGGTGGCGCAGCAGCATTATCTGGCCGGCTTCGTGCTGGCGGCCGAGGATGCCGGGCAATGGGCGCGGATCGCCGATGCGGCCGACGCGGCGGTGGCGCGCGGGACGGCGGCGACCTTCATCTGGGCGCTGCCGCAGGTGTCGCGCGACGGCTTTACCTGTTTCAGAGAGGGAGGAGCGGCGGTGCGGGCTTTTGACGATGTGGCCTTTCCGATCGCGATCGGCAGGCAGGCGAGCGTGGTGCCGCAATTTTCGACGCGGATCGCCGAGGGGATGTCCGGCCATGAGCGGCGGAGCAGCGAATGGGCCGATGCGCGGCTGAGCTTCGATGCGGGGCCGGGGATAAGATCAGAGGCGGATCTGGCGGAACTGGTGGCGTTCTTCCGGGCGCGGCGGGGGGCGGCGCGGGGCTTTCGGTTCAGCGATCCGTTCGACGACCGATCCTGCGCGCAGGGTGTGGTGCCGGGGCCGCTGGACCAGCGGCTGGGGGTGGGAGACGGCGCGGCGAGTGCGTTCCCGCTGTGCAAATATTATGGCGCGGGCGAAGAACCACAGCAGCGGATGATCACCCGGCCGGTGGAGGGGAGCATCCGGGTCGCGGTGGATGGGCTGGAGAGGACCGGCGGCTGGACCCATGCGGGCAAGGGCGTGATCGCCTTCGATGTCGCGCCGGGCGCGGGCGCGGTGCTGACGGCGGGGTTCCGCTTCCACGTGCCGGTGCGCTTTGCCGAGGACCGGCTGGAGATCAGCCGCGCGACCTTTGCCGCGGGCGAGGCGCCGTCCGTGCCGCTGGTGGAGATCAGGGAATGAGCGAGATGACGGAGGAGGTGGCGGCGATATTGGCGCAGCCGCTCGCCGCGCTCGCCTTTTGCTGGCGGATCGCGCGGCGGGACGGGGTGACGATCGGGCTGACCAGCCATGACCGCGACCTGATGGTGGGCGGCATCCCCTATCGCGCGGCGCCGGGCATGGTGCCCTCTGCGGTGCGCTGGGGCACGGATGCGCAGAGCGAGAGCATGGACGTGCGCGGCATTATGGGCGGAGATGCGATCAGCGACGTCGATCTGGACGCGGGGCGCTGGGATGGCGCGGCGTTGTGGCTGCACCTGACCGAATGGACCGACCCCGGCGCGCTGTGGCTGGAGCTGGCGCGGGGGACGATCGGTGCGGTCGAGCGCAGCGGGGAGGCCTTTACTGCCGAACTGGTGGGGCCGGGGGCGGTGCTGGACGAGGCGATCGCGCCGGCGACCTCGCCCGATTGCCGGGCGGCGCTGGGCGACCGGGCGTGCCGGATCGACCTGGCCGGGCGAGGGCGGTTGGTGGTGGTGGCTTCGGTCGATGACATGCGGGTGATGGTGGCGGGCGGCGGAGTGGCGGAGGGCGGATTGGTGGAGGGTGCCTATGCCTTTGGCCTGCTCCGCTGGATGACGGGGGAGAATGCCGGGATGGCGCAGGCGGTGATGATGTCGGACGCACAGAGCGTGACCTTGGCGGACCCGCCGGCTTTTGCGGTGCTGCCGGGGACGCGGGCGATGCTGACCGAAGGCTGCGACAAGCAGATGGCGACATGTTCTGGGCGCTTCGGCAATGCGGTGAACTTCCGGGGCGAGCCCTATCTGCCGGGCAACGACCTGCTCACCCGCTATCCGGGAGCATAGGCGATGGCGCGGCGGGGAGAACGGATCGCGGCTGCGGCGCGCGGCTATGTCGGCGTGCGGTTCCGGCTGCACGGGCGATCGGCGGAGCGGGGCGTGGACTGCGTGGGGCTAGCGCTGCTGGCGCTGGCGGGCGCGGGACGAGCGAAGGCGGAGCCGGGGCGCTATGGGCTGCGCGGCGGCAATGCGGATCTCTTCGCGCTCTGGCTGAAGGCGGCCGGGATGCGGCGGGTGCGGACGGGCAGGCCGGGTGACCTGCTGCTGGTGCAGCCGGGGCCGGCGCAGTTCCACCTGATGATCAGGGTGAAGGGCGGCACCGTCCATGCTCATGCCGGATTGCGCCGGGTGGTGGAGATGCCGGGCGAGGCGCCCTGGCCGGTGATCGGCATGTGGCGGGACGGGCGATAGGCGCGGCGCATCCTCACCGCATCATCACACACACATTATTATAAGGGGAAGCGGCGATGGCGACCTTGATCCTGACGGCGGTGGGCACCGCGGTCGGCGGGCCGATGGGCGGCGCGCTGGGCGCGCTGCTCGGGCGATCCGTCGACCAGATGGTGATCGGCAGCGGCAGCCGGCAGGGGCCGCGGCTGAGCGACCTGCAGGTGCAGACGTCGACCTATGGCAGCCAGATCCCGCAGATCTTCGGCACCATGCGGATCGCCGGCACGGTGATCTGGGCGACCGACCTGCGGGAGACGAAGACGAAGAGCGGCGGCAGCAAGGGGCGGCCGAGCGTCACCCAATATAGCTATGCGGCGAGCTTTGCCGTGGCGCTCTCCGCGCGGCGGGCGCTGCGCGTCGGGCGGATCTGGGCGGACGGCAATTTGCTGCGCGGGGCAGCGGGTGATTTCAAGGCGGAGATCGGCGCGTTTCGCTTCCATGATGGCGGCGAGGGGCAGGCGCTCGACCCGCTGATCGCGGCGGCGCAGGGGATTAGCGCGACGCCGGCGCATCGGGGCATGGCCTATGCGGCGTTCGAGGATCTGGCGCTGGCCGATTTTGGCAATCGCATCCCTTCGCTGACGTTTGAGCTGGTTGCCGATGAGGGCGAGGTGGAGATCGGCGAGATTGCGCAGGTGATGAGCGGCGGGCGGATCGGTGGGGAGGATGCCGGGGCGGTTGCGGGCTATGCGGCGAGCGGCGACACTCTGGGCGCTGCGCTGGCGCCGCTGATCGCGGCCGAGGGGCTGCATATGCGGTTGACCGACGAGCGGCTGTTGCTGAGCGGACGGCGGGCGGTGCCGGATGGGGATGCTGCGGATGTCGTGCGCCGGGATGCGCTGGTCGTGCGGCTGGATGGCGCGGCGAGCGAACCATGGCAGGCATCGCGCCAGCCGGCCGAGACGGTGCCGGTACGGCTGTCGGTGCGGCATTATGATCCGGCGCGTGACTATCAGGCGGGGGTGCAGAAGGCGGTGCGGCCCGGACCCGGCCGCAGCGAGACGAGCATCGACATGCCGGCGGTGATCGGCGCGGCGCGGGCAAGGATGCTGGCGGACCGGCGGCTGGCGGGCGACTGGGCCGGGCGGCGGCGGCTGGACCTGAAAGGCGACTGGAGCGCGTTGCGGCATCCGGCGGGCGCGCTGGTGGCGGTGGAGGGGCAGACGGGGCTGTGGCTGGTCGAGGCGCGGGAGTGGGATGATGGCGGCGTTGCGCTGGGGCTGAAGCGGGTTGCGGAGGGCGGCGGGGTGAGCGTGCCTGTGCCGTCCGGCCTGTCTTCGGGCGCGCCGGTGTTGCAGGCGGATGTGCCGCATGGGGCGACGACATTGCTGCTCGCCGACCTGCCGCCGCTGGATGAGGCTGCGCCGGTGGCGGCGAGCGTGGTGGTCGCGGCGGCGGGCGCATCGGCGGGATGGCGGCGGGCGGCGCTGTTCACGGTGGACGCCGCGAGCGGCATTGCCGAGGCGGCGGGGCAGACGGCACCGGCGGCGGTGCTGGGGCGGATGATGGCGCCGCTCGCCGATGGGCCGACGACGATATTCGACGAGATCGGCGCCATCGAGGTGGAGTTGCTGGCCGAGGACATGGAATTGCTCGCCACCGATGACGAGGCACTGGGGCGGGGCGCGAACCTGTGCCTTGTCGGCGGGGAGCTGGTGCAGTTCGGGCGGGTGCAGCCGATCGCGGCGCGGCGCTTTCGGCTGAGCCGGTTGCTGCGCGGGCGGCGGGGCACGGAATGGGCCTGCGCCGGCCATGGCGCGGACGAGCCGTTCATGATGATCGACGCGGACCGGCTGGCGGCGGTGCCGGCGAGCGCCATCCTGCCCGGCGCGACGCTGCGGATGATGGCGATCGGCCTGGGTGATGTCGTGCCGGTGGAGGCGGCGCTGGCGATGACCGGCGAGGCGCTGATCCCGCTGGCACCCGTGCATGTGCGGGTGATGGCCGACGGCGAAGGCGGGTGGGCGATCGACTGGGTGCGGCGCAGCCGGGGCGGGTGGCGCTGGAGCGATGGCGTCGACGTGCCGCTGGGCGAGGAGAGCGAGCGCTATGCCATTGCGGTGAGCGCTGGCGGGACTGTGGTGCGGACGGCGGAAACGTCTGTGCCGCAGTGGCGCTATGATGCGGCGATGGCGGCGGCGGACGGGGCGGCGGGCGGCGGCGGTGTGCTGTCCGTCTCCATCAGGCAGATGGGGAGCTTTGCGCCCGGCCGTGCGGCGACGGTGCTGCTGCCTTCCTAG